GAGCTTCGATTTTACGGCAAATACGGCAACGTCGATCAAGAACGCTTGAACGGCCTTCACGGATGCGCCGACTGCTTTTTTCGGCTTTTCAAATAACCTCTACATAATGAACGGGCATGAATATTTTGTGTGGGACGGCACCATGCCGGCGAGCGGCGGCGCCGCTCCCGTCGCCGGATATGTCCCGTTAGTCGTCACTGCCTCCGCACCGGCAGGAGGCGGGACAGCCCTTGAGCAGGTGAACAAGCTGACGCCGAAGCGGCGGGCCAGATTCTCGCCGAACGGCAGCGCGACAACTTTTCAGCTGCCGGAAAAAAGCCTGTCGTCCGTCGGCTATGTGAAGAATCTTGTAACGGGCGCCAGTTATACGCTGACAACGGATTACACGGTCAGCCTGACGGGTGGTACGGTGACGTTTACAAGCGCTCCGGCAACCGGCACAAACACAATCGAGATCGAATATGCGGCGGCGACGGATTACCGCTCCCAGGTTGAGGCGATGAAATACGCCGAGCTCTATAACGGCAACACGGACAACCGGGTCTTTATTTACGGCGACGGAACGAATAAGGCGTTTTATTCGGGGCTTGATACGAACGGAAAAGAGCGGGCGGACTACTTCCCCGATCTGAACGTTTTGAACGTCGGCAGCGCCAACAGTCCGATCACGGGGCTTATCCGCCATTTTTCGCAGATGGCCGCATTCAAGACTGACAGCGCATATTCAATTGACTACGGGACGATCACGCTCGCAGACGGGAAAACGACAGCCGCGTTTTATATCATTCCGAACAACAAGAGCATCGGGAACGTGGCCTACGGACAAGCGCAGCAAGTTGATAACTGTCCCAGAACACTTTTCAATTCAGCTGTTTATACATGGCAGAACATGGCAAATTCCGGAGTGAACCTGACGACCGACGAACGGCAGGCGCAGCTTATAAGCCGCCGCGTTTTTGATACGATGCGCGGCATGGACCTGACGGCGGCGTACGCCTTCGACGACAACGAGCGGCGGGAGTATTACGTCATCCAGGACAAAATCGCTGTTGTCCACAATTACGGCGTTGACGCCTGGTACGTATACAAGGATCTTGATATCGTCCTTCTTGCGGCAATTGACGGCAGGCTTTACGGCTGTACGGCGTCGGGCGATATCGTCCATATATCACGCGACTATGAAAGCGACAACGGCGCGGCGATCGACTGTTACTGGCGGTCCGGCTCCGTTGATTTCGGGGCGGCATGGCTTAACAAATATTCCGCTTTTATCTACGTGACGCTCAAACCTGAAAGCAAAGCAAGCATCAATATCACCATCAAGACAAACAAACGCGACGACTATCTTGAAAAGCCGGTTGCCCACGGCTTCTTCAGCTTCAACGGCCTGGATTTCGCACACTTAAGCTTTAATATGAACGCCCAGCCCCAACCGACCCGCCTCAAGATCAAAGCAAAGAAATTCGCGTATTATCAGCTGATTTTTCAGAGCAGCAGCGCCTGGAGCACAGCGACGATCTTAGGCGCGGAAATTAAGTTTCACAACACCGGCGATATAAACTAGGAGGCTCCATCAGCCACTCCGGGCATTTCCCAAAGAAGGAGCCTTACAAGGAAGGATGATCTTAATGGCAATCACTCCGATGACGGACGACCTCAACATTATCGCCGCGCTGCCGGACGAGCCGACCGAAGAGGGCGGCATGACAAACGCGCAGCTGAAGGCGAAATTCGACGAGGCCGGGAATATTATCAAGGGCTATATCAACGATACGCTGATTCCCGATGTTCACGATGAAATCGGCGCGGCGCAGATGCGTCAAGGCAATATGCCTATCGGCGGCACAACAGGGCAAGTGCTATGCAAGGCAACGGACAACGACTACGACGCGACATGGCAGTTGAGTGATAGCACAGCAACACCAGATACGTTAATAAAGCGCGACGCAGATGGCAGGGCGCAAGTAGCAAACCCTGCAGCAGAGAAAGATATCGCCAACAGAGGATACGTCGACCAATACGCACCTAAAATCGGTGATATTAAGCAGACTGTGCGTACAGACCTCGATAGCACTTGGTTACTATGCAACGGCGCACTGCCCGATGCTACACAATATCCTGATCTCATTGCAAAGTTGCCTTATGCTTCTGGCACACCAGCAACTCTTACAGCTACAAGTTGGACATTAAGCCAAGCGGCATATTGGAAAGGGTACTACTACTTTTCCGGTTACTATAATACGGGTTCTGCTTACTATTCGGGGTTACTTAAAATTTCCGAAGCAGACCTTTTAGCAGGACAGCTTATAGGAACACAAATCTGGCCGGGTGGCACGGGCAGCCCCGCATACAGCTACATGGGTGCGGCTGTTTGTTCAGATAGCGAACAATTAGTTTTCGTAAAAACATCTGCAACAGATACGGCCCAAGTCTACACGTCTCCAGATGGCAGCACATGGACGCTTGTCAAAACATTTACCAATCAGGCCACTGTTTCAACACTGCACCTATTCTATATCAATAATAAATATGTTTTCTGCACAAACGCTTCGAGTACCAATTATCCTTTAGTGTATTCAGCAGACAGTCCGGCGGGGCCGTGGACTGGGCCGATCACAGTATTTAGCACCTCAGACGTTATTAACGACATGGCTTACGGAAATGGTAAATATGTTATATCAACCACCGGTCGCCGTGTTGCGGTCGGTGACCAGCTTACAAACTGGGTATCCGATTTAACCGCCATTTACGGCAAATTGGTTTGTTTTGGCAGCAACTATTTTATGTCCGGCAGGTGTTACTCTACCGATGGCGTAACATGGACTACTGCTACAGCAATTGCTGATAACTCTTGGAATAATGCCTATTACGAAGATGATATGTTTGTGGTCACTTATAACACTGGGGCTTATTATGCTGCCGATCCCGCAGGAACGTGGACGGCCTTTTCAATGAACTTCCCATATGATACGTTTCGTGAGCGTTTAGGTAATGTCATCGTTGATATTGGCAGTAGCAGTAACATAATTGGACGAGTGAATCCGCTACGTGCACGTGTGTTGCCTACCATTACCAACAAATCGTGTTACGCATATATTAAGGCACTGGAGGCTTGACTATGAACATATACAGACCGCAGCTTCCCCCTCGCGCTGGTTACGTCGAGATCGAGGACGGCGACGGCATCCGACAGTACCAGAAAATCGAGACGGAACAGGACAGACAGATTGCCGCGCCGGAAGCGGCAAACGCCGCTCTGCAGGGGCAGCTAAAAATGCTCGACGGCGCGCTTTCGGACTTTCTGGTCAACATTGTGCCGACATTAGGAACAGGAGCGTAACGAACGGAGGGTAAGGACATGAGCGCTTACATCGCATACGACATCGAGAAAATGTACGACAAACAGGGGCTCGCGGCGGCTCAGGACAGATACCGGGCCTGGTTCATCATCACGGCGATCTACGCGCGGTACAAGGCGAACACAGACACCATCCTGTCAACGGACGATTACGGCGCGTGCATCGTCGCCGAATAAGAAAGGACATACATATGAAAACGAAATCCTGGAAAGAGACTTTTATCCGCGCGGGGCGGACGTTCCTGCAGGCATTCATCGGGTATATCGCAACGAATCTTATTTTCAACATCTCGTTTCTCTCGGACCCGGACGTGTTCACCAAATGGCTGATCGGCCTGATCGGCTCGGCTATCGCCGCTGGCGTCGCCGCCGTCATGAATCTCCCGAAGAGGGAAGACGGCAATGCTTAGTAGCAAAGATCCCAAGCTGCTGCGCCCGGACGTGGCGGCGAACTGCCTGGCGTTCCTGTCGCTCTGCCATGCCGAAGGCCTAAACGTCGTCATCTGCGGTACGGTCAGGGACAATGAGTACCAGGAATGGTGCTTCAAAGAGGGACACGCCGGAACGCCTGTGCCGTCGTTCCATGGCGTCAAGGCGGGGCTTGCCTTCGACGTCTGTCAGAAGGGGCCTAACGGCACCTTCATCTGGCCGGAGGACAACGGCTATTGGGGCAGGGTCGGCAGGATCGGAAAGCGCGTCGGCTTTTCCTGGGGTGGCGACTGGAAGTCGTTCCCGGACCGGCCACACTTTCAATGGGACACGGGCTGCAGGTACACAAGCGCGATGATCCGCGGCGGGAAGTATCCCCCGACAATGCCTTTATATGAGGAGGGACTTGATATGACAATCGACGAGGCGCGCCAGAAGCTCACGACCGTTGAGGGCACGGGCGTCGCGCATGAAAAATGGGCCGACGACGCCATCAGCGCGCTTGTCGGCGCGGGCATCATCAACGGCGACGGCCTGGGGAATTTCGGGTGGAATCAGTGCCTGACCCGCGAGGGCATGGCGGTGATCCTCTACAATCTCCTGAATAAACTGGGTCTGTCGGACAAGCTGGATAAGGGGGCGCTGACATGACGGAATGGGAAGTCGTCGGCGTTATCGTAGCCTTGGTTGCTTTCTTAACAGCTGTCGTGACGCCGATGCTCAAGCTGAATACAAGCATCGTCAAGCTGACATCGGCAGTCGCTGTGTTGCAGGAAAACATAAAGGAGCTGACATCCAATAACAGCGCAGGCCATAACAAGCTTTGGGAGCACAATCACGAACAGGATAGGCAGCTCGCCGACCACGAGACGCGCATCACTGTCATCGAAGCCAGACAGAAGGGGGCGGAATAAATGGCAGGAGAGTACAATTATACAGACGCTGATGGCGTTACCCATACTGGCTGGCTCAGCGACGAAGGAAAAATGTACACTGACTCCAGCATGACGAACCGTATTCCTATTGGATCGTCAGTCACCAGTGGTGACGGTCAAACAATATGGTATATGACGTCTGAAGGCGGAAAGACGGCCGAACAATTAGCCCAAAGCGGCACGCTTTCAGGAACGGGGCAGTTGATCAGTGAAATGATTTATGATTCATCGGGCAGCACGTCATCGGACGGCGCATCAACCGGGGGTGCGTCATATTCAGGTTTATCGCAGCCGGCGTACAGTACGGCAACTGCCGAACAGTATATCAACAACATATACAATCAAAAGCTTGAAGCCGCGAAAGCCGCCCTCAAATCCGCCTATGAGCAGAACGTGCTGACGTTAAATGACGCAAAAGCCCAGATCCCCGGTACATATCAGGACGCCCGCAATCAAACGGCGTCGACCGCCGCCGTCAATCAGGCCAACTTCAACGAGTACGCCGCCGCATCCGGGTTGAACAGCGGCACGGGCGGACAGGCCCGCCTCGCCATGGACAACGCGCTGCTGGGAAGTCTCAGCGGCCTGGACAAGCAGCAGGCAAAGGATACCGCCGCCGCCGTCTTGCAGCTGGCGCAGCTCAAGGCAAAATACGAAGGCGATATCGCGTCGGCGATCGCCCAGGGAAAATTCGAAGAGGCGCAGGCACTGTATGACAATTACATGAACGAGCAGGCTGCGGCACGTCAGCAATCGCAGTTTGACGCTCAGATGGCGTCGCAGCAGAAACAGTTTGATGTCCAGATGACTCTGAGCCGGGACCAGATGGCGCAAAACCAGTCAAACACAAGTTATGATAAAGACTTACAGGCGGCTCAAATATCCGGTGATTATTCTGGAATGGCCAAATGGGGCTGGAAACCTGATCAGATCGCTGCGGCGAACAGTAGGTTTACTAGGCCTGCGCAAACATATGTAGCGCCGGCATCAACGACAGAATCAATACTCTCAGCAAATCAGTTTGTCAGATCAGCGATCGCAAATGACCGATCTGCGGAAGAAATCGCAAAAGGTCTCGAGCAATATGTCAAGAATGGCAAAATCACTGAAGCTGAAGCTATTGCAATTCTGAAGTTAGCAGGATTAGCTTAAAATCGGGAGGGAATAATGGACTCGACTTATGATAGTTTATTGTCATTAATGAAAGTCTCGCCCGCCGCTGCTGGTGCGGCGAGTCTTTCCAAAAAGCAAGGAACCAGTACATATGACAGACTGCTTTTACTTATGAATCCTCAACATCCAACAGCAATACCTACATCGCACAACAAGACATATTCAGCACCTGCTTTAGACGCCGCTAACCTTCAGGTTTTTGCGTCAATGCTCAATCCGCCGCTGTCTCAAAGGACAAAAGCGTCGGATGTTTTGCCCGGAGACCCTGTGCCAGCATCACCCGAACAGGCGTTCCGGGCTGTGGATAAGCAGAACATGATTGACAATAGTCTCAAAAAGGTTTTGTCAGACCCAAAACAGGCGGCCACCTACACGGCAGCTTTATATGGTCTGCCCTTCAGCGGATTTTCTCAAGACGATGTCGATCAGATGTCAGATCAGATATATAACTTACAACTGACGGATGACAATGGATACCTCAACCCTGACGGAACAACAACGTACACCGATAATTCGCCGGCCATCGAAGCGCTCACAAAACGTCGCGATGACATGCAGAGTTCACTTGACCGCCAGAAAGCAAATTACATGGCGCAGCCCGCGGCGTGGACCGATTCAGAGAAACAGGCAATAGAACTGAAACAACAGGACAAGTGGGCGTACCAAGACTATATCACTTCCAACCAGTACTTAAGCGATAACTGGGACCACTGGATGGAACTGGTGCAAACCGGCCGTATTCTGTCCACCGAACAGCGCGAGCAAGCAAAAATGGCGGCGGAAGCGCTTGGCAAGGTTGCGGAAAATCTGTATTTTTCACATGGCAATCCGATGCTGCTGACTGCCGACGAGCAGAAGCTATACAACACACTGACCGGACTGTCCGGTATGCTTGAATCAAAATACTCCAAGGGAGAAGCCGCGATACTCGGCGCAGCAAACGTCCTGCCTATTGAGGCCATCAGCAGCCAGCTCCGCAAATACATACCCGGCTTTGCAGAATATCAGGACAGCCGTTACAGCGACCCTCAAGTCGCGGACCTCATGGCAAAAGGCAACATGTCGGAAAACGCGCAGGCGGCAAATCCCGGCTATTATAAAGGTGCGAATATTGCCGCAAATGTCGCAGCTATGGCCGCCGGCAGCGCCGGTCTTGCGCAGCTCGGCATCAAAGGCGCTCTGAAAGATGCCATTCTCTTCGGTACACCTGCGGGAATTCATTCCGCCGCAAATCAGGACTGGTCACATCCCGGGCAGGCGGCTTTGAATACGCTGGGTGACACCGCCATTGGCGCGGCGGGTGGCGTTGCTGCCGGCAAGCTTTTTGAAAACTTCGCTAAAGCAATAGCCGAAGAGTGGAACAGCGTGTATAAACCTACGGCTACAAAGTGGCCCGAAACTATGGACGATCTGCTAAAAACAGGATATACTGAGGGCGCGGGGGACGTAATCAACTCAAGTGAAATTACATCTATATACCGAGCTGTCGGACCGCAAGAATATTATAGTGTTTTAGATTCAGGGAAATTTAGTAAGATTCCTCAAGCGCTACAAGCCAAGCAATTTGGTGTAGACTTACAGGATACAATTAATTTTGCTGAACGATACTCTGATATTGCAGCTGTCCTTGAAGTGA